GACTTGAGCGTCGTCTGGGAAGTGAGCTTCGTGGCGTGGTCGGCAATGATGGCGTCCTTGCTGTCGTACCCGAGGTCCTCCACTTTGTGGAGGCTCCGCGTGAGTTCCAACACCTTGCTCTGCGCATCCTCCTGCTTTTGTGTCCACATCCGACGTTCCTCCTCAAGGGTCGACACCATCTTCTCCTTGTCCTCTATCTGCAACTTGAGGCTCTTGATGTCCAACTCTATGTCGACCGACTCACCGAGCAGCTTCTGCTTTGTGCGAAGCTCATTGTATGGCTTCTTCACATATTCATGACGGTCACGATAGGTGTGTAGGTTTAGGTAGCGCGCAATGAGGTCATTCTTCTCCTGCTGCTCCAAGTTGAGGTATCCGTCCTTCTCGTTCTGGGCGTGCAGGCTGACCTTCATGAAGTCATCGTACGTTCCGAGCGCATCGGCTATCATGTTCTTCACCTCCGTGTTATCGGCGGTGGAGTTGTCGGACATGGTGTTGCACCACCTGTACTCCATGGCGCCATCGGGGCCCATGGCCTCACGGAAGACCTCGAATTTGGTGGGGTAGCTGTTGCTGGACTTTCCCTTATGTACCTCCCGCGTGCTGCGGTATCGTATGCCGTCTATGTCGTAGGTGTTGCGTACATAGCCCTTATCGGACTTGGTGTAGATGTTGATCAGGTACTTCGCGTGCGCACCACCGATGATGTACTGGAACATGCCCCACACCACCGCCTTGATCAGGTTGGACTTGCCGCAATAGTTCTCGCCGAATATACCGGTGAGGCCACGCATATGGTCCCAATTGATGATGGTGGGCTCCACAGGGAAGGAGAACACATTGCTGACCTCGGTGGTCAACAGGGTATATCGCCTGTTCTCCTTGTGCGTCTGCTTGATGTCGATCTCCCGTTCCAGTTTGAGGGCGAACTCGATGATCTCCCGGCGCTCATCCTCATCGACGTCGAAGTCGTTCTCGTCGAGGAACATGTTGAACATGCGCTCGATGTCATTGGGATCGATCTCGTCTTGATCGACCTCCTCGGGATTGAGCGTCTGCTTGTCCAGTTCACGGAACTCCACGTGGATGCTCTCGCACCCATGTTTGTCCTTGACCAACTGCTTGATCTGATTGAGGCGTTCGATCGAATAGCTCTCCTCGAAGTCCTCGTACACGATGTGGACCTTGGTCTTCCGCTTGTTGTGGCTGAACTGCAAGTGCGTTAGGCGCTCCTCGATGTTCTCCCCGCGTGAGATGGTCATCTTGCACCATCCATAGTCGTTGGGGATCAGTCGGCGCTCGTTCGATACATCCTGACCATCGATGTGCCACAGCAGGTAGCCCTTGTCAAGGGATTCTCCATATCCCTGCTGCAAAAGTGATCCCGAATAACCGGCAGACGGTATTTTTTTTCTGAGCTTAACGGTTGCCATGGTTCATACAGCCACTCTGGCCGTTACGGGTTCCCATCCTTCTTGGATGTATTGCTGCACATCTTCCTCATCCACCTCGATGAAGTGATCGCGTTCGAATGTCTGGTGCTCATGGATGTCACCCATGAGGACGGCATCGAATCCGGCGAACGTCGATAACTTCACAAGCTCATCGCCGGAGGCATCATAGCCGTTGTCCATCTTGCAGCCGTAGAGCATGCCATGCCACAAGGCCACATAGGTCTTGCCGGGCTCCTTGTTCTCCAACTTCAGCAACTTGTTGTCCTTGCACGAGAACACCCCGTACACCAGTTTGTCGCTGATGTCGAAGAAGCCGGTGTTGGGATAGTAATACATCGCTTTGCGGCTGAAGTCGATCAGGGATTTGTTCTCATCGGTGACCACTACGGCCTTGTCCTCCCTTCCAAGGCGTCGCGCTATCTCGAATATGGGCGATAGCGCGTCGCCTTGCTCCAGTTGCTTGAGGTTCAGGTCATGATTGCCCAGAATGACATCCGTGGGCGCTATCTCAGCGAGTTCGAACATGAACTTGGATACCAAGTCAATGGAGGATGGCGACAGCTTCACCTTGTCATGGAAGATGTCACCCGCCAGCACAATGCGATCGGGTCGGCGCTCAGCGAGGTCCTTGAGCGTTCTGGTGAACACCGTCTGGAACTCATCGTGCCTCTTACCGTATCGTACCTGAATGTCAGCTATATGGGCTATGGAGACGCTCATCAACCGCAAACGTACACATTTTATGCGTACACTATCATAAGTTCACTGAGGAGACTGATTCGCCTCCAGAAGCTCCTCTTGCTTGATGACGTTCAGGATGTGGCACGTCCCCACGATGTAGGCGTCCACCATATCATAGCTCTCATCAATGAGTTTGCGGCTTTTGGGCCCATACTGCCAGTTGATCTGAGGCTCCATGCGGGATACCCTCTTCCAGACCTCTTGCTTGGCGCTGGTCTCACTGGACTTCGGCAACCCCGGCAGGACCGTGCTGCGAGCGTGGTTCACATTGTAATGGACCGGTTTGACCCCGAACAAGCGGAAACACCTGTCACTGATGATGCCGTTGAAGAAGTTGAGCAGGCCTATGGTGGCTGCTGAGCTATGCTTCCCCTGCACGCGGAGCAAAGGTTCTTCGATGGCCACGAACTGGACCTTCACTGGCTCGCCTTCGATGACAAGTTCATTGATATAGGACACCTTCTTCTCGAAGAGGTCGGCCTTCTCAAAGAGGTCCTGCTCCTTGTTGGACCCGAACTTGATATAGTCCATCGAGAGCAGGTCGCCGTTCTCATTGAACAGGCATATGCCGATGACGGAAGTAGATACGTCCAGCGCGAGAGTGGTCTTGTTTATCATGGGTGTTCCCATGAAATATCAACAAAAACGACCCGTAAATCAAGTCGCTGCCGACCTTACACGTCTATCTGTAAGGAGAATGTGAGCACGCCCGTGTATCCCTTGAGCTTTGGTCGGTCCAACTTGGCGATGGCGATTAGCTCATCGTTGCGGTTGTACAGGCCTATCTCCGTGACATAGGTGTCGGTGTAGTTGTTCGACCCAAGCTGGTACTCGCTCAGGTTCGCATCAAAGTCCCATGTCGGGTTGCTGCTGAAGTAGAACTCACCCGGAAGCGCTGTTGTTACGACGGTCGTCTTGTACTCCACGTCAATGTCGTAGAAGGTGATACCACAGCCGTTTCCGGAGAAAACGATGTTGGTGGTGTCACCACCGACGTTGTTGGTGACGGTGTCCCTGACCATCTGCCCTTGTGTCCATGTGATGGCTGTCACGATAGCGGGGTGTGTGATCACCACGAAGCCCTTGTCCAAGGCTATGAACCCGATGGGTATGTCGTAATTGTATCCTTGGTTGGTGTTGGTGGGATACGTATATGGCATGACGACCGCCCGATTGATCGATGCGTTGGTACGCTGGTCGGTGTACACATCGTTCGCCTGCAAGTTCTGGTAGGACACGGCCGCTGGTCTGTCCAGATAGCTGCTTGCTGACCAGCTTGTGACCGTAGCCCTGCTGACGGAACCACCATCCGTTGTACCGGTGTATGGACGATTGATGGTGTCAGCGAACAAGAACGCTATGTTCTTGCCAAGCAGGGCATTGTCCTCCGACTTGGCCAAGACGTTGTAGGTGGACGACAAGCATGTTACGCCATTGGGAGTAACAAGAACGACCGAGCGTCCATCGATCATCTCATTGTAATGGTCGGGATGGATGGATGCCAGCAGGAATGAGCCGGTATTGAGTTGCTGAAGCTCGGGATAGGCGAGCGAAAGCGTAGAGGCGCTTGAGAACGCATCACGCTCGAATGGAAGATTGAAAGAAGACGTGTAGTTCGTCTCCCACGCTGTCAGGTCGGTACGCGTTACCAAGGTCCACAAGAGCCCTGTGAGGCTCGCGGTGTTCACCGTAACGGGCGCCAATGTCTCTTTTCTCGTGGAGATGACACTTTGTACTGGCTTATGGAAATTGCTTGGCATTACCTGACGGTGTTAATGTTGTTGACGTTACCGCTCGTGTTGGTGTTGTTGGGGTTGTTTGGCCCGAACGTCACATTGCCATTGTTCATCTCAACAATGTTGCTGTTGTTATTGCTGTTGTTGCCAACATTGGCACCACGATAGTTGAACCTTATTTCGAAGCTCACTGCATTGTTTGCCTGAGCGGTATCTGAGCCGTAACCGGTAAAGCTCAATTTGCGATAGCGGATAACACCGGAGGTCGATGGCGCTCTACCGTTGTCGATCCACTTCTTCATGGCCGTCACGTATGCCGCTGGCACGCGCTGCATATAGGCTTTATACCCATCGTCATAGGTGTTGTTCTTGGTGCAGAACGTCACATACATGGTCTTGTTGACCAACGCATTGTTGCTAGAAGTGTTGGGGTAGTGCAGCTTGATGAAGAACGAACCTTCTCCGGTCTCCGTAGTCAATGGAATGACGGCCTTGTCTCCCGTCCTGAGGCGTGTGATGCGTATTCCCTGAGCGTAGGGACCGAAAACTTGGAATGGCTCATTTATCACGTTGCCATTCGTGCTGTTCACAGTGGCGAAGATGATACGCCTGTTCAATATGGTCGATGGTGCGGGATTCGTTGCCATTATCTTACTGGATCAATGTTGGTGACATTGCCACCTGTGTTATTGTTGCCGTTGTTCAGAACGGAAACCACGTTGCCACCGGGGTCTAGGGTCACCAGCGGACGGTTATTTCCTCCACCGCCGCCTCCGCCGCCTGTGTTGCCATCCACGCCAACCGGTATGTCTCCATCGTTAAGATTGACGTTCACGTTGAGGATGTTCCCGTTCGCGTCAGTTGTATAATCGATGTTGTTGCCTACGACTTGATCGAAGTTCTCGAAGAACAGAAGATTCCTCTGTTCGTAGTCCAAGGCTGTCTTCAAACAACTGTCGTACGTTCCGCTCAGGTCCGGTACTCCTCCTTCCGGAAGGACCTCCGAGGTGAGATAGTTCACATCCGGGTCGCCCAGAGTGAAGGTCTTGATCTCGAAAAGGTCTTGACCCAAGTTGTTGAATCGTATGTTCCCGTTGTTGAACAGGTACTCCCTGCCTCTACCGGTAAGATAGGCTCTCGCGTATATTGTCGATGCTGAAGCTAGGTAACCCATACTTGTCGCGTTTTTCTTAAATAGCTATGGTGTCAAAAATCCAGATGCAACTGGATGATGAGATATAGGGTGTCATTCTTGAGCGTTGGCTTGGTCAGCTTTCCTACGGCCACCAATCGATCGTCGTCGTCCAATATCCCTATCTCGGTGAAATACGTGTTGGTATCCACTCCCGTATAGAAGGTCTGGTTCAATGAAGAGTTGAATTCGGAGTTCTGGGCCTGTAGGGTGATCACTGTTGTATAGGTGGTCCGCATGAGCGACGCCTTGACATTGCCATAGAAGAAGGCCTCGTTGCCGAAGGTCATGTCCAGCGTGTTCCCGCTGGCTTGATAATCTATGCGCTCCGTGAATGCGGTGTCGAGCGTATAGGTAGTGGCACTGTCTACATCCGACTGGTCGACAATGAACTCATTGAGCAGAGCGTAGGACGGGTTGATGGTGTTGCCACCGTCTTCGCCTCCAACGTAATAGCCGCCTCCTGTTCCTATGAGCTTCCACCCATCAGAACCCACATGGTCCACTCCCAAGTCAGCATCCGTGTCGATCTCCTTGATAAGGATGGCCATAGAGTTTGCGTTCCAACCTGTACCAGAGTATGTCGTCATTCCAACATCGCTCCTGAGGTAAGGAAATGCGGGCGCGGAGAACCTCGCAGAGAGGTATGGCGAATAGCCGTCAGAATCCGTGTATCCTGATATTTTCTGTATGTAACCGCAGTGGAGCGCTGGCTGGTACCCAAAAGAGGTGTTCGCCGCCCATTGATTGTCCATCGCTGGCAGGTATGTCACATAGTAGGTTTTTCCATTCACTAGGCATCCGCTCACATCATTGATGGTCAGTCCCGCGCGAGGAGTGGAGCGATAGTTCAGGTTCAACGGAGGTAGCGTCCAGTTCCGGTTGCTCTTGTATGAGAGAGCCGTTAGCAGTTCGGGGTCCGTTATGGCGATGAGTTTCAGTTTTGGATATACACGCCCAACAGTGAAGCCGCTTTGTGGAGCATCCATGAGCAGCGTATATGTTGTTCCGGCGATGGGGTCATAGAACACGGGGCTGTTGTTGTCGGTGAACCGTTGACCCGCATGTTCTCCCTCTCCAGCAACAGCCGCGTTCCTGTGCCATAACAAATGGGGCATGTCGACCTCCACGCTACCCGGTACAAGTTGCTCACCGTAGGTGTTGCCTGTGTACTCGTTAGTGTAGTGAAGGAAACCTATCTGACGATAGTGGTCGTCAAACCCTAGAAAGTGCTTTTGGCCATTGTAGTCAGTGGACCCGTAGGTGGTATAGCCGCTGTCGCCCAATGCAGTGCCGATCTCAGAACTGGAACGTACGATGTTGAGGTTCCACACTTTGGTGTCCATGCTGCTCCCGGACCCGTAGTACCCCATTATGCCGTTCCATGGATAATGGTGCATCCTGCTTGATTCTGATGAGCCAGCGGTGCTGAAATCAGGAAAGTTGCGATCGGCGGTTACGCTGCTAGTACTACCTGTTATCCTGTACCACAACGCTACGAATGGCGCATCAGAGGTGATCTCGGCGTCGCCTCCTCCGGATGGGTTGCTGAAGACCACAAAAGCCAGATTGCCCGGTCCGGGAGAGTATGAACTGCTGGTGATCGCCGCCACGTTGGTGCCATCGAAATTGCCAGCGTTGGTGTTCCCCAACCCTAATCTCTGGGTTCCAGAGATTACATAATCATTGATGCTGGGTATGGTGTCTCCGGTGACGCTGGTGCCTCCGGAATAGAACCCTATGGATTGGCATGTCGCCGTTACGCTATGAACACCACCCAGCAATTGGCTCAAGAGGGGAGTGGCTGGGGTGCCATCAAAATGGAACGGAGGCAATCTTGGCTGGTCATCCTTTGGCGCCATGACACGATTGAGCAGAATGCTGTACTGTCCCGAGCGATCGATGGAGTAGTCGATCTCCCTATCGGAGAACACGGCTTTCTTGTAGGTCAACTGTCCGAGCGATAGCAGTCTTCTTCCGGTGTCAGTCAGTTTGATATTGACGAACGTGGTGGGCTCTTGCACCAAAAATGACATCGCGGCGTGTTTAACCTAAATAAGACTGGTCAAAATTTACTGGCCAGTCCGTTGAAAACAAACGGTTAACGACGATGTGGGGTGATGAGGCACTTTGCTTCAAAAACGTTGTGTCTCTTATTTATTGGAAACGCTCTCAGCAGAATGCCCTTCGGACAACCGAGTTCGGCCAACACTCTTTCAGTCCGGATAAGGCCGGGCGAGGACCTGCGTACATTTCCCACTGCGTCCCAATCGGTCTTCACGCATGGAGCCTTCAGAATAGAGCGCGACTTCAGCGACAACTTCATTTCGGCCGACACCACGAGTTTGAGGTTCGATGGCTATGAGAGCTTGAGTAGCATGAACATGTCCGGTGTCACCGAGAGCGACACCACATTTGTTCACGCCAATGAGTTGAACCTCACCGACAGGGAGCTAACCAGCTATGTCTACTTCGGTTCGCTCAAAATGGAGGTCGGCGTTGCGATGAACAACATCATCGACAACTGGCCATATGCTGTACTTGCCAACAACTTCTCCCAGAACGGACAGAACGGGACAGGCATAACCGCATACAGTTACACCGCATTGACGGCGGGACAATCAGGCATAGGCAGTCAAGTGTCGGTATTCCGCATTCCATATACCGCCATCACCAACATGGGCGGCATCATTCTGACATCTGGGTCCACGCGCCAAGGCAGAAGCCTGCTGATGGACACACAGGATTTCGTGGTGCAACTCAGTGGCGACTCCTCCCAGCACGCCATTGTGAACTATTCTTTCTCCGCTGGTCTATACTTGGAGTTCACCGTGATGGGCTACTTGTTCAGTAGCTCTACCACGGCCTCCACCACCAACATATACATCAGACCGAACGACAAGGTGATAGCGAACTTCAAGAAGTCACTATCCCCATTGGAGTATCAGATTCTGTACCGTGGAACATGGTTGATGCCAAATCCGTATTATGACGACGGATCTACCATCCCGGTGACCTATACATGGCCTATGGAGGTCGACGGTTTCAACCCCGACATATTCGGTGATGCTTTCGATGAATACCAGAACGACTTGCTCGATTTCTCCGACAGGATGGACAGGGAGAAGACCGATGTGCTCATCAGGTCAGTGGTACCGGAGAACTATTTGGAGCTTGACTCCGAGCAATCGGTCTACAGGAACATCGTTCAGGCATACGCGCACCAGTTCGACATCATCAAACGGTACATTGATGGGCTTGCCTTCGGGCACACTGTTTCATACAACGGTGAGAACAACGTACCGGACAAGTTCCTGCACAAGCTGACCCAACTTCTGGGTCTGCAACTGCCAAGAGGCTTCAACGAGCTTGATCTCTTCAATTACCTATCTGGAGATGAGGACGAAGATGGCAACTCGCTGGGCTACTACAACCTTCAGGTGTGGAGAAGAATACTGGTGAACATCATTTGGCTCTTCAAGAAGAAGGGCACTCGTGATGCGCTCATGTTCATCTTCCGCCTCATCGGTGCTCCGGACTGCTTGATCAGGCTGAACGAGTTCGTATATGATATCGAGAGAACAGTCGATGCGTCGGTCATCTACGATGAGTTCAGCGGCGCCACCATACTGTCGACCCAGAAGATAAACGCTGATGGGTTCATAGAGTACGATGCCAGTGTGTTCAAGTTTCAAGAGGGCGGCAAAGGAAGAGGCGATGGACGGAAGTATATCGACCAGTGGAGGCCTGAGTTCGACCCTGTGATAAGGGTCGACAACATAAAGACACAGACGGGCGACACCGTGTACTTCATGACCGATAGCATCATGAACACGAAAGAGCTTGACTGTGCTCTTGATCCGGCGAAAGCCATTGAGTGTGACGTGTTCACCTACTACCAACTCAGCGGAACATGCTGGGTATGGGGTTCTGGGCTGCCTTTCCAGTTCGAGAACATGAACGTTCCGTTCGAGTACGCCATAGAGGATTGTGATCTGGTGAACCCTGACTTCATAACCGGCATGACTCTGGCGCAGTACGTGGACTTCATCTACAGATCGAACGTTCATGTTCCATCGCGAAAGACGGCCATTGGGGACCACACGGCATACCACTACCCGGAGTTGCGCAGGATCTACATGAACTACTACCTCATGAGCGAGCCTGACTCCAACAGCTTGAACATGAGAAAGCTGGAGGCGTTCCTTCAACTCATAGAGTCGAATTTCTTTGCCTATTCAGAGCAGTTCATTCCTGCCACGACCATCCTTAGAACGCAAGGAACAGTGTACAGGAATACCGTATACAACAGGCAGAGGTTCGTTTACAGGCAAGGCATAAATGCGGGAAGCGAATTCCAAGTTGAGCTTCCAGTATCGCCCCCATGCACGGGATTGACCGCCACGGTCACTGGCACGCTTGAGGATTTCCCCACAGCCGTGATTACGCCCGTGACCGTGGATGCGATCATCGAATCCGAGATAACGGTTTCCATCGTGCCGGTGACTGTGACCATAGACGTGTTCGAGAACATCGCCGCATCGATCGACGTGGTGAACGTGGAAATGGTGGTAGGACCTACGGATGAGGTGCAGGAATATCTTGAGACGGTCGAACAGCGTGTCTGATCAGATACCTTGTGAGATGTCGTCGAACGTCTGATCGAGATTGATGTCCTTGACCTCTTGACGAATGTCGAGGTTGCCGTTGGTGAAGGTGCTCTTTCTGGTCATCAACAAGTACTGCTTGTACAGGTTGCCTTGATCGTCGAACACGGAGTACTCTCCGGTCTCCAGATTCCTCACTGAATTGCCTCCCAACTGCCACGACAGGGTTTCAAGCGTCTGGTCTACCATCTCCACCTCTATCATAGTGGGGTCGAAGAAGGTGTTTGAGATGAGTATGGTCTGCCCTGCGCTGCCAAGATCGGCTTTTTGCTGGCTTGAGATGAGACTGGCTTCATCCGGGGTCAACGTCAAGAACAGGTTGTTCCCATTGGGATTCAGCACATAGCTGGTGGAGTTGGCGTTCCCATTGTTGTTGTTGGTGCTCACGGACACTATCTCACTTGATGTGATGATGCGATGGAAGTTCTTGATCTTCACTCCATTGCCGTCAAAGTACTCCACCTGATAGCCGATCAGACTGCCGCTGCTTTGGAATTGCAGTTTGGGTATGACGATGCCTTTTTTGGATATCTGAATCTCCGTGTCGGTATTGGTGACCACGAAGGAGCAGTCGACTATCTCCGTCTTGAAGCTCTTTGGCTTTATCAGGATCAGGTAGAAGCCCAGCTTGTTGAAAACAGATGCTGGCAATTTCAGCTTGTAGCCACCATCAGCGCCAAGTATCCTGCGGAACTCAGCTTCGGTGGTACTGCCGTATAAAGGAGTGAACTGGATGTCGCCTAGCTCCTCGCGCGATGACGAATAGGAGTACAGGGTGTCGACATCATTGAAGTCTACGCTGGCAGCCCTACGCGATCCGTACACACCTACTGACATGGTTGATTGCTTTTGGATAAATAGCTGGCGATGATTTTGTCTACCAGCTTCATCTCAAAGTATGGGATGCGAATCAGTTGGATGCCATTGTTCTTGCAGTAATTCGTTTTCAACGCGTCTCTACGTTTCATGTCATGAAACTTTTGTTTGGCTACGCTCTTGTCAAAGTATAGCCTCCAAGGTTCATAGTGATACTCGCCATCATATTCTATACAAACATTATGGTCTGGTAGGTAAAAATCAAACTTAAGCAACCTACCAGTTCTATCGCTTTTGCAATCGTTGAACGTCTTTTGGTTCTCGAATGCTATTGAACTCCTGCGAAGAAAGGAGGCAATTTTTCTCTCGCCCTTAGATTCAGAACATTTCTGACATCCAGAACCCATCAGATGAATGAATGGCTTTTGCTGAAACTGTCCATGAATTGGACAGTTTATGGCCACTTTTTTATTGTGCTTCTCAAACACAGTGTTTGAATAGTCGTACTTGTTGTCATGTTTTTCAGATGCATCTACAATAAAGTCTTCAGTTGTTCTGCCAACACCTGCGCACTTAGGACATCCTTGTTTGTGATTAGTATGTGTATCTGGTGTTTGTAGAAAAAGCCCGTGTTTATGGCAAACAATTTTCACCTTAGCCTTGCTATTATTGTACTCAACGAGTGAGTAGTCATACTTATCTCTATGGACAACCTTGGCTTTCATGATAAAATCTGCGGTGGTAAGCCTCTTGCTGCCGCCGCATACGCTACACCCTTGCCCGTTCAGATGAAGGCGTGCCGTTTGCTCAAATTCTCCGTGCAAACGACATGCTATAATGACCTTATCTTTTCCGTAGGTGAAATTTGTTTTTGAGTAGTCATACTTGCCGTTGTGAACTTTGTTGGCTTGGTCAATGAATGTTGCTGTATCACACTTTTGTCTTGAGCAGTGTTTACATCCACTTCCGCGCATATGCTCACAGGCTACCTGAGAAAAACCACCATGAACAGGACAAACTATGGTAATGTGTTTGTTACTGCCGACATAACGGCTGTTTGAGTAGTCATATTTGTTGCCATGCAACACTTTCGACCTTTTGATGAACTCTATTGTGTCAATCATTCTGCATGTAAATATGCAAAATTATTGAATCGACATCAGGTGGTCATCGGCTCCCGTAAATAATAGTGTCAGAGTATTTCGAAAGGAATGGATATCCAAGGAAGATTGTTCAGGTTGCCAGTGGAGGCTCCACAGATGGGGGTGAAGTCATCGCGCAGCCCTATTTCGTGGGTCATGTAGTCGGAAGCCAAACTGTTCTGGCTCAACAGGATCAAACCGTGCATCCTGACGTTGTGAACCTTGTTCGGGCCCATGAACGTGGTGGTGCAGGTGGTGGTATCGAACCTCGTTCTCATGTTGCTGTAGCTGGAGAAGAGAGCCAAGGCGTTGTTGGTGGCCTGAGCAGTGGTGGAATGGCCCGATAGGGTGAACTCCCCTATGAAGTAGGTGTTCGGTTCATCACTGAACGTCTTGAGTTGGAATCCATGGGGCCCTGACGTCTGGGAAGTGCCAACTATGTTGAACTCTGGAATGGAAGCGTACAGTTCGAACTTGTACTTCGACTCCACGAACGTGTCATCTTCCAATGTTATGTTGTCCGATGCCAGCGTACTGCCCGCTGGCTGAAGCCCGTTGTTCGTTGGAAGCGTGATAGTTGTGGCGTCCCTTCCAAGGAGTATGTTGAAAGTAGAGCCCGCTGGGATGATGGATCCATTGTAGGTTATTTCCCCCGCTCCTTGATTGGTCACCTTGAGGACAACGCCAGAGTCGTTGCCAATGGAGTCGACTCCAAAATAATATGTGGGCCAATCCGCATAATTCAGCGACTCGGAGATGCCTGCCGTGTTTTGTTGGTCCGTATAGATGGTGCCCATCTCCACCAGCCAATACAGTGAGAATGTGGTCGTCGTCTGTCCATCGGCTATGGACATAAGGTAGAGTTCCTGTTCTGTGTGGTTGGGATCGTAGCCAGACAGTACAGACCCACGCTGTTTGAATATCCTGCCAAAGTCGATGGTAGTGAACCTGCGCGCTATAGGAGGGTCTTGTATCAGTATTTGGACCCTCCTGATGGACTCAGGGAGGAACTTCACACTGTCAGGGTTGGTCAACTCAAGGATGATACGACGTGTGCCGTCCAGAAGATTGTTGAGGCTCGCATTGATGGTCAATGTCTTTATCTGCTCTCCGATAGCCCATTCCAATCGCGCTGAGTTCAACACCACGAACGATGTTGGGTCTAGGTCGAAGTTGCTCATACCATTGATGATGGACACATCGACTTTCTCGACACCGTATTGACTTGGTTGGTCGAGTGACACGGTGATGTTCACCTGCTCTCCCTCCACGACCAAGTATGACTGTAGTGCTGCGCTCGAATTGACCACACTGGAGGTGAACACAGAAGCGTTTGGTCTGCTGCTGGTCACCGAGTCCACGGCGACTATCGAGTCGTTGCTGCTCACAAGTGGTCGAGTGTTGGTGCTCGCTTCGATGATGGATACCGAGCGAAGTTCGGTCGTATCCAATATCATGATGTTGGACTGCACGAGAGGGCCCGGCAACAGGTTGACCATATTGGTGATCCCCAATATGAGTTCCTCGTCGCTTTCCTCCAAGAAGTCACGGAGTGCTGGGACGATGATCACCTTTTCCTGTTCGCCTATCTCCCACCGCACATGTACCGGGAATCCAGCCACATCTACATCCCCATCAGTGGTGCTCACATGCGAAAGAACGATGTCGGCCTCTTCAGCGCCAGTGGTGCTTGGTGAGTTCAGGGAAACGATCACTGATACAGTGTTGGCTTCGTCCACCGTATAATAGGCCGTTATGAATGAGACGCTCAGTATCTGGACGTCATATGGGAACATCTCGTTGGTTTCGAGGTTCATGTCCACGAAACACTTCAATATGGTGTTGACCTTTGCAGATTCTTCCATGCGTCAATTTGCATTTAGGCAGGAGTACACCTCTGGACGGACAGGGTATCCGTTCATGGAAAGCTCCTGAACAAGAACGGAGAGCACGTCACTGGAGGAGAACCCGTTGGTGGTGTCACCGAGCATGTCCTGTATATGCTGGCTATCAATGGCGTTGATCTCCATCATCCTTCGATGCGAGAAGTACAGCAGATCGCAATGCCGATTGTCCATGCATTGGGAACCATAGCATCTGGCTATCAACTCCTGCGCTGAGGCACTGAAATCATTTACGTTGAATACACTCGTGCTTCTTCGCAGTCGCTCTGATGGCAGAATGGTGACTTCGGCTCTACCAATGCGCTCGGTTTCTATGGTGGTATCAACCTCAACGAACACTTCGGGGTTCATGAGTTGACTGATACGGTTGGGACAGTCATCGTACTTGTCCTTGCCATCTTGCAGGTAAGTTCTAGTAATGAACACGGAAATGTAGTATCCGGGCGCAAAGTCGTACTTGATGGTGGTGTTCCTCGCTTCTTGCGATCTGTCCGATTGGTCGACAGACAAGGGGATGTTCTCCAGCGCCGCCGTGGGGGCTTCGCCGTTCCATAAATGATCGGTCTCTACTGTCTGTACGGTAACAGTTTGGACAAGACTGCTCTCAACCACGTTGGATGGAGTTTGTGCTCCCGCGAGCACGGTGATCTCATAGAACTGGTTGAATACGTTGGCAAGCTCCTCATTGTTTCCCACTATCTGAACATATTCCGACTGCGTTGTGTTGCCGGTGAGATACGCTAGGAAGTCCATTGCTATGACATTGTTCCTAGGGTCGTTCAAGAACGTACGCACGTTGAACGGGGTCACCGTGGAGCCGCCTATGGAGTTGCCGTAGACATAGTACCCGTTGAAATCGCGCAGGGCGGTCGTCGTCACTGACGGCGTTCCGGACAAGGACCTGTCTAGGAGAAGTCGGTGATACTGCATTACTTCTGGATGTCTATGTTGAGCAATTTGGCTTTAGACACTATGCTCGTGAGCATGACCTGCGAGGTCTCTATCTCATCAATGGTGACCTTGGCGCCATCAGGAGCGGTCCATGGCAATTCGTTCTTGCCGACATAATCGAACCAGTTCCTGATCTCTGTGTTGGTGGACCCTTGCAGGTCCGTCCTCACGGACAGGATGAAGTTGATCATGGTGTCGGTAAGGTCCTCTCCATTGTTCACCTTGTTCCTCAGGATGTTGTCGAAAAAAGCGTACTCCAGATAAAACGGGTTAACCTCCTGTCTCTCTATCCTCTGTATGCGGTTGTCCTTCTGCACGTCAACATAATCCATGACCTGATAGGTCTTATAGAGAGGAATGTTGAGGTAGAAGTCGTTGAACGGTATGTCGGAGACGCTCCCATTCCGGAAAAAGGCGTACCCCTGTGTGTATGCGCTTGTGGGGCGCACATCGACATAGATGGTGGTCTTTATGAAGTCTCCCTCAGCGTACATGGTTTCTCATAAATACACCATCTCTCATAACGAGATGGCAAAGCCTCCTAGGCCGTTGTTGCCCAGATTGTAGTCGCCCTCCTGCTGATTGGGCACTACGTCAGTTTTGATGATCTTACCTGTGGTGTATGCGTCAACATAATTTACTATGTTCTCCACATAGTATGGCATACCAGCGACCTTGGCCGTGAACCGGATCACATTGTTGCTGAGGAGTTGCCCATAAACCGGACCCTCGTCGATGGAATTGTCCACGTTGCCGGTATCTAGGCGTTCCTGTAGAGTGGATGCTGGTAATGAAGTGCCATTTTGATCCACTGCTGGAACGTTGTTGGTCCACCACCACTCCGCTAGGTTTCTCAGGCCATAAAGGTTGCCTCCGAAAGTGTATACCGTCTCGTTGCCAGAGCTACCATATCTGAAATCAAATGATCGTGAGTACGGAGGTGTGTAGGGGTTGTGTGAATATATGGTGAGTTCTACCGTCTTGAACGTTGGTGTGACGACTGTCGTCTCGAAAGTATTGGTCAGAGGCGTCACTCTCTGCGGCAAGAAGCCAGCCGTAAAGAGCCCTTCTCCAAGGCCATAATTAGTGAGATTTTCCTTGGTATTATGGATGATATTGTCCGCGAGAAAACATATTCCGTTGACAAATGCAGATCCGCGTTCCATATAGGATGGCTGGACTTGATTGACTTGCCAATACTGTAGAAATTGGTCATCTATAGTTGAACCAGAGCCATAATATGGCTGACCAAGGTCCTGATAGTAAGGACGCAAAATTGACCCATAGCTGGTCACCAGATAGTACGGAACTGATGTTTCTGACGCGTCAAGCTCGGTGCGTGGGATGAGAAGAGAACGGAACCCGTTCTTCTCAAGCGTGAACGAATAGGATGCTTTAGTGTTCTCTTCGGAGTTGGCCAGAAGCTGGATGTTGTACTCTTCTTGCTCCTTTTCATAGAATCCGACCAGCGTGGTCGCTGTTACGGCTGGGTCGTTCGTGCGGAAATCTAGCTTTACGCCGGGACTCTTGGAGGTCATCACAACCGTCAATCCAGTATCGTTGAACACAGCATCGAAGGGTTGTTCTATCTGGTAATGCTGGTATGAATCATACTCTGGAGTACCTATGGATCGCTTGAAAGTGTTATACCCGGTGTACCCGTTGTTTCCGATGAAACGGCTGAATCCGTTGATGCTATACACCACTGATTCATTGCCGTCTGGCAAAAACCATCCCGTTGCAAGTGAGAATTGCAACTTGATGGAATGTCGTTGTGGTCCTATGAACCTTGTTGGCAGGTAGAACGACTTTACCTCGCCTATGTCGAATATGCTCTCCTGCTCTACTCCGAGCAATGGGTTCACAGGAAAGAGCGTTCTGTTTCCTTCGTTCTTTATCTTGAGCTTGTATCCGGATGATGGATAGAACTCCTCGCCTCTTCCTTCATACCTGTAGCCGTTTCGAAGAACAGAATAGCTGGGGAGGGTTTGGGTCGCCAATATGTTCTGCTGGTAGAAAGTCCTGCCCGTGAAGTATACACTGTTCTCATATGTTGGCCCCAAAAACAGGGATACGTAATTGCGTGTGGTCGTATCTTCGAAGACAATGCGGCTCTCGACGAACCTGCCGGGCTCACAGTAAAGAAGGTCCCTTAGTCCAAGGTCCACGTATTCAGTGAACTCTATCTCGACATCAGTGTTGGCGATGAATGACAAGGTCTTGATCCGCTCGTTCTGATGCAAGTACAGGTTTATGGGAAGGTCGATGACTGTTCCATTCATGCTGAACGTTATGTCAGGCGATGAGCCAGCGCGGTAATCCATGGGCACATTGTTCGTGCCGGAAGGATCATAGTTCACGTCTAGTATCACCTGATACAGGTCGGAGTATGGTTCTATGATGGCCGAGAAACTGCTGACGATCGTATGGGGCCCGACATAGCTTCCAGTGAGTACTTTGAAATCCACACCAGCCGATATCAAGTGAACATTTTCCAGTGGCACCTGCACAAGAAATGTCATTCTGCCCGCATAAGGTCCATCGGGTATGGACTTGATTATGTCGTTGCCCTGTCCCACATCATTGAACGTGGACCCAAGAAAGAAACCCGCTGTTGAGCTTGACTCCAGACATTTCAATGTGAGGACCTCAAGGCCGAATGGGCTTGGTTTGTCCAGTGATATGAGCATTTGACCGCTCTCGCCTTCAGATAGTTGCTGTTGTGTTATGTCAAAGGTGACCTTTGCTTGCTTTTCTTCTATGATGTCATAGTCATTACGTATCCAGTGCTTGTTGAAGAAGAACGGGAAGTCGTTCTCTATCAGAGATGTTTCTCCATCCGAATTTATGTCTATGGTAGCGCTCCCGTACGGAACGATGGTACCATCGGCATCATAGAAAACGACGCGTTGTTCCCATTCCTGATCACGATACGTTAGGTTGTTGGACTCTATTCTGAAGTAGACGACGTCGTACTTGTAATTGCTGAGTTTTATGTAGTATTTGCCCCTGTGTTTGCCGAAGACGTTTGGCTTGTCATATGCAATCGCGCTGGGCTCTATGATGGCTATCTGATGCTGTCTACCGGCGTCGCGATATACGCGAATGGAAAGTCCGGGACAATCGACCACAGTGGAGTCCAGCACTCCATAGATGATGAAGTTGCGCGATGTATTTCTCTCCTTAATGAACTGGGCGGCAAGGTCGAAGTCGTTGTCTAAGCGCTCTTTTTTGAATTCATCGATTTGCCTGCGCAGGTCAACATTGAGGAATATGTCTACATCCTCGCCGGTTACCCTTCTCTTGCTGGGTAGCAGTATTTTGATTCTGTTATCCATCATTCTCCGTATAAATCAACGTTTCTGTGCAACACTCCTTGATAACATGTGTTGGATACAAGTGTTGACTGGAAACGAGCGACATAATACGGGTCTCCGTGACCGCCTCCTTGTTCTGGATTTGGAAACGCTATACCTTGCAAAGAAACCGTACATATACCATCGCATAGGCTTCTAACGTTCTGCAAATAACCCTTCAAATACGAAGTTGGTATATTGTTTTCTGGTCCAGCATCACTCAATGTTGAAAGTATATTACGACTATGGAGGGGACTGTCTAGGTTAAGACTACCAGAATACAATTGTATGTCTGTGAAAGTGAATCCATACTTTGCTTTTCTATATTTGAATGTCGTGTAATCAAAGTCAAAATTTCCGGGAAGTCTCAGCATCATTTTGTTAAACGTAGAAACTCCATCATATGATTCGGTGCCTATCTCAGATCCATAAAAACTGGCGCTTTCTCCGGGATTCAATCTCCTTCCTAATAGATCAACTGATATTGATCCCTCATTTGTTATTCTTAGCTTCATTCCGTTGATAGACAGATTCCAGCCTTCACCCAAATATGGTTTCCAGAATTCGTTTCCGCCAGATCCGCCGTCGTCATATTTTAGTTTCAGCCTGTTTCCAAACAGATGTTTTCCTTTTTGGAAGTTCATTTCACCGAAATAGAAGTTCGTAAAAGATGGTATTATAGCGGGGGCAGGATAGTTCAAGTTTGATGGACTTGGGTCCACTATCCTGTAAATGTCAAGACCACCCTCCTTCATCTTTGTTTCCGAACCAAGGTCCAAGAACAGCTTCTTTCCAGCAGTGGTGCTTAAAAATTGGAACGCGGTTTGATAGTTGTAGGACGAGTGCAGTGGCTCATTGGAACCATTTACCATCGCTGGAGTGACGACCGTGTGCGGGTTCTTGGTATCGAACGGGTATATCACCTCTGAGCCATCATTGTTGGTATAGTGCGCTATACGTGGCCATCCTTCAGGCCTTAGCCAGTAGCCATATCCACACTCCACGCGCTGGTATTTTTCCCCGCCCACCACAGAAGAGGCGCCGGGTTGAATCGGGAAGTCTGGATTGTTGGGCATATACCCGACCGCGTACTTCGAATTGGGGTCCTCAACATTCTCGTACCGGTATATGAAGTTCATCGTGACATACTTGGAAAAGTCTGTCTTGAACCACTCATTGTTCGTTTCATCTATCGCAGCGCCATATCCACCGGTTCCGCCGTATACATTGTCAGCGTTTAGGAATTCATGGAATGGATTGCCTATCAATTCTCCATCCAAGAACTTGGGGCGCTCCAGCCATCTCTTGCCAGCATTATTGAGGACATCGAAGTCAGGGTTCAACACGCTGGGCACCTTCGGTATGTCGTACGGCTCAGGATAGATGTGGTCCCATTTCCGCTCGTATGGGAACGCTCCTCCGATGGGCTGTGCTGCGGAGTTCTGCGTCGTCATGTCCGCGTTGTTCTTGTTGAGGTTGAAGTGGTCCCTCGTAACATAAGATCCGCTGTCTAGTACAAACTTGCTGGAGCCCGTGTTGCGGAAGAATTGCATCTGGTCTGAATAGTACATCGACAACTGATATCCGGCCAACCAGACCCCTTTTGACCCCATAGGCTCTCCATTCTGGTCGGTCTTCCTGCCAACCGGGTCGTACATGTTGGCAGGAAGCTTGAACGCATGATAGCCATCGGTGTAGAATTGTGCTTTGGGCTTCAATTGCACGAATTCACCATCCCATAGCAGAACATGGTCGCTGTCACGGGACAGCATGTCCGGCACCTCCATGATCTGCACTTTGGTCTTTGGGAAGCCGTCGCGTGCCATGTTGCGGATGGCGATGGTCAATGGGGTGATGAACCCGCGTCGTTGAAGCTCCTCGAAGTCCAGTTCATTGAAGGAGACCTGCTCTATGAAGTACGTTGCCCACTTCCTGAGATCAAGTTCGACCTTGATGTTGACCTCAGTGTATCCCGTCTGTAGGGTACCCCACGTGGGCACTACATCGATGGGGAACTGGCGAAAGAAGAGGTTGGGCAACCTGTCGATGTTCGGAGAATCATCCGCAGGGAACGGATAGAAATTGAGCGCTATCTCATCTTGCGTGAGCCCCTGCTTGAACAGGTCCACTTCGAAGAACAGCGTTTGTGTTCCTGTCGGAACATTGTGGATGACGAACTCACCCTCATCATTGGTGGTGGTGACATACTTGTAGTAGGCTGGTACGGCCGTGAACTCTCTTCCTGAGTGAAGATAGTTTGTGGTATCCGCCGTATACGACTGGATATTGAAGTAGTCAGCGGCTCTGGCGGCCTCGCTCAAGTTCAGGGTTATGCGGTTCCCGTTCTCATCAGAACTGGCCGGAGACGGGAACTCGTCCGTTGGATTGAACACCCCCACCGGGACGTTCCTCAGGGGAATGGTGATGTTGTTCCCGTTGACATCAATGATCTTCTGGAGAGCCACCAGTCGTCCGAACACGGTGCCTGTGGGGGATTCCTGAGATGGAAAGCTGTTGACGAGGTTGTTGTAGATGCTCAGGGTATCGAGCGTGCCGAACGTTCTGTGGAGCGCCACATCGATGAACATGTCGTTCAGCAAGATGTCCCTGAAGAACGTATAGGATGTTGACTGGCCGCTGAACATGATGTTCATGCTCTGCTGCCACTTTGTGTCTATCCTCAAGCGCTGTGTGCTGTTCAGGGAGTACTGAAGGTCCTCGAAGCGCGTAACACCCGTGATGAACGGCATGTTGAGGTTGGACAGCGGGACAAGACTGTTGTCGGTGTCTCTCCACATGGGGGTCACCTCGAACGTGTCGACGTGTACCGGCTGGTTGTTCTGGTTGAACAGGACGTACGCAGGGAACGTCGTGACCCCATCAGGTTCAAGGTGAGTGTTGAAGAAAGTGACTGTCGTGCCTGAGCGCGACGTTTTCAGCTTGATCTGTTCCTGCATGTCCCCAATAAATATGGGGCTTCAGAATTGAGAAAGAAACAGTGTTTCAACCTCTTGGGTGGTGGGCTATCTCTTCGATGACCTCTGGGGCGAAAAGGGATTCAATGGCCGCAAGCTCTTCGTCATAGAAAGATGCATTAGAGAAGAACTCCGTGACCTCCACGCAGAACTCGGGACGGATCGGCGTTTTCGGTTTCCTTTTCGGCTTGATCGGCTCAAACAACACTACGCTCTTATATGATAGCATGAATGCGAACGCTGAGGCCATATCTCCTCGCAAGGCGGGTCCGAACCTCTTTTCCTTCATGGATGCCGTGTGATGCTGCTCTATGGCAAACCTAGCTGCGCCGATGGTGTCGAACCGGTCTAAGTTCTGCCAATTGTAAACACTCTCCATGTGCTTGTCCACAAGCACTTTGGTGTAGAACTGTGATGTTCCGTCAGCTAACACCTTCTGTATTATGCGGTACTTATCGAGGGTCTTGTCCATCTTGCTATCACTATATGCAGCGAGAGCTTGGGCGTTGTAGTATGGAGACGACCCACTTACGAATGCGTATACGACTGGCGTGCTTCCGTACACCACTATGATGTTAGAGAGGAGTTCATCGCACTCGAATGTGTACGGGGGCTTGGACGTCAACTTCATGTGGTCCTTGAACACAGGGTGGCAGATGATCTTGATGTCGTTGACCTCGAATTCCAACCTGTTGGTGCGATGATGTCGTAGCAGTTCAGAGAAGAGGTCACGATATGCGTGGCTCTGATCTGATATTTCAACTGCGCGCATTTCGATGCGCTTGTCCGACTTCAGCAAGGACATGACCACGTACTTAGTGGTCTCGCTGCTACTGGAGAAGAAGATGGAGTTGTAATCGATGTCGCTTATCGAGAGACCTTTTTGTTGCCTGTCCTTGTTCACGAGGTCGATCAGGTACTGGCTGATCGACGAGTATTCCATGGAGGACATATACCCAAGGTAGTTCTTGAGTTCTTCGGGGAGATTGAAATTGAACTGCTTGGTCTCCTGTTTCATATCAATACATATACAATATGTAGGTCGGAAAACCTATTTGCAGGTCCTAGCGCAAGATTCTCGTTGATTTGGCATATACGGCGTATAGCCCTTAAAGGTTTGACGCAGCGTAAAGGCTCTTGAGTTCCTGTAGGGATATCCAGCACTCACCCTGTTTCACTACGTTCACCTCGTAGGGTATCATGTGGAGGTTGGAGATGTGGCCTATTATGCTGGGGTCCACACCCTGCTTAAAGCCCTCTATCACCGAGAACTTGTGGTCAATGTGGTAGGCTCCGTCCAGCCCGGCTTTGCCTCTCTTGTCATAGTTCTCAAGAGTGTCAAGCGGCTGCGCCTGTGTTATGGATCTCACTTGCTGGTGGTACTTCTTGAACTCAGGTCGTCTTTTCTGGAACTCAGCATAGGTGTAACCAGTGCGCTTGAGGTATACGTGGTCGTAGAGCCCTTGTTCCTTGCGAGAACTTTTGGTAGCTCGATGCTTGTTCTTCTGGGCTTCTGAAACTGGTCTGCCCAACTGACTTTTGCCCTTAAGATGGGTCCTATTAACGCCGCGCTTCTTCAGTTGCCGAGAGACATATCCATAAGAGACTTGGAACATGGAGGCGACTTGATGCATGGACATGCCATCCGTATAAGCCTTTACAACCGCATCATGAATGGAGGCGTGCTTGCTCTTAGGTTGGTATTTGTTCTCCCTCGGCACTCCTTGCTTCCTGAGAGTGCTCAGGACACCGAATTTGGATATGCCTAGCTGCTTGGCTATGTCGATGGATGACGCCCCTCCGGTATACAGTTTCACTATCTCATCCACCGGAAGCTTACTTCCGCGTTTCACGCCGGTCCTTGCCTGAGAGATGGTTCTTGGAGTCAGACCATTGCGCTTCACAACCTTGGAAACACATGTGGAACTGATGCCAACAGCGCTGGCCACTTGTGTAGTTGACAGATTTTGGTCAACGTATAGGCGTAGAATCTCAGCCTCTTTCTCTGGTGATAGTTTCCTCATACATCAATCTAATGTTTGAGGTAAATAATCCAAAGAAAGATTAGGCTACTCTAATTTTTATGTCACGCGCAGGATTCCGAATTTCTACCATACTGATGGGAGTCGAAAAAATGGTGTTGTCCATCAATTCGATCTTGGTTCTGAAGCCTCCCGTCTCCGGTATTTGTTTTCTGTCGCCCAAGGCTTGGGAGATGAGCGTGGAGGAATATCCGCCTCCTTCTAGGTTGTAGAACTCGATGTTCACCACGTTTATCACGCCCGGAACTTCCCTCAGCACATCCACCAGTTGAGAGACATAGATGTGCTGGTTCATCTGCCAGCGCTCCACGTCCATGAAGTCGCGGATGACGTTCGCGGCGGCCAGCTTCACCTCGCGTGGGCTGAAGGCGTTCCTGTCGATGTGCAGGTCAACGTTGATCTCTATGTTGATCACGCGACCGTCATTGATCTCGATGAAGTCGTTGATCATGCGATAGCGGGACATGTAGGTCACAAGGTTCTCCTTGATGGTGCTGGTGGAGGACGAAACGAGCTTGCCATTACCGTCTCGGGTAAGGATGTACATCTTGACCTTGTTGTCCTCCACTGTGGCATGTATCCTGAAGGGTCCTCCGAATTTGCCGGGCAATTGGTAAGCGCGCGAGATGTAGTCGTTCAAGGTCACGCAGCGGTCTTGAGCAGCGTGGTTGGCGGCGATGTTGTAGCGTATTTCCTCCACCGATGGCAATCCCTTGCCGCCCAAGGCGGGGATGGGGTTGTTGGACCGAGTGGACGAAATGACGAGGTTGTTCTGTGCGCTGTCGGGTCCGTTGATCTCAGGATTGACGTTGCTGACCTCCGTCAGGGTGTTAGCTCCCACGTTGCTCAGCGTGCCCCCTCCAACCCTGTACTGCACGAATATGGTGCAGTTCCTAGGTATCTTGTGGCCCAAGGCGGTGTTATCGAGGATATCGGAGATGTTTAGGTTGGTATTGTTCCTGCATACATCTTCTCCCGATAGGAAGGACAAATACGTGTTGTAGGTGTCGTAATTCTCATCTCCGCCGCCGAAGGTAAGCACGCAGCTACCATCGGACTTGAACTCCTTCTCGAAGCGCTTGCGCACTGTGAGCCACTGCCCTGTCTGAACGCCGTTGATGGAGGCTACCGTATCGTCCTCAATGAAGATCCGGTCGTTCGGAAGGTAATCAACCTCGTAGTACCGTATGTCAGCGTCATGAAAGTCGCTGTAAGTAGGGACTGTCGTCACGTTCGTAGAGTCCATCACGATGACGCTGACGATATCCAATACGTTCTTCTGTGGAAGCTCAAGCTGAAAGAACGGTACCCCACCTTGTTCTCCGACGACCGCTTTGTGTATCACGGTTGTCCCCGCTTTGATCTTCTCGCGCTTCAGTATCCTGTACTTGATAAGCTGCTGGTTCCCGTTCAGGATCGGCTCTATGGTCCTGTTGGCTACTCCTTCATCGGAGAAGTCGCTGGAAAAGTCGATGTCATCAATGGTCTCGAACACCTGACCTGCACCCTTTACCTGAACGCCTTTGCGGTATACTGGTAGGTAGTTCGGGTCAGGACCATCGGCCGTCACCGGAACTTCTATGATGATGTCCGACAACGAAAGGGCGGGACGAACACCCGGAACCTTGTAGCCTTTTGTCTTGGCCAAACGATAGACGCTCTCACGACTAAGGGCGCCATCGATGAACATCTCGATGAACTTCTTATCGGCTACGTGGCTCATGAGGTCGGCCACATAAGCGTTCATTTCGAGAAGCGACATGCCCGGAGAGGCTACGTTGAAATCCTGCCACTGGTCCGGAAAGAATGTCCTTAGGTAGTCAATGAGGTCTCTTCTGACCGTATTGAAGTCCCTATCAAGATAATTGACTTGTACGTTTGGCATGATCAGGTTTGACTGGTATCGAATTGCATCTTCACGCTATCGGACAGACTGCCGAACGACGGTATGGAATAGACTATCTCCACTTCTAGTGCATTCTCTTCCTCGTTGGGCGTCAGTACGATATCCTTCAGTTCTATCTCGGGAAAGTACTTCTTCAATTTGGCATCGACGGCCTCGATTATCTCCTTCTCGGCAATGGCGTCCAATGGCTCGAAGATGAAGTCGTACAATGGTGAATAGAGGTCATTGTGCATAGGCCTTTGCCCCCGCCTGAGGGTGAGGAAGGCGATCAGGTCGCTCTTGGTGGACTCGCGCGTTGTCTGAGTGGGCTTTATTACGCCACCAATGTCGGTGTCCTTGAAGGGAAAATACAGTCCAATAGCCATATCAGAGCTTTCATCTAAATAGGAATGTCAACCAAATTGAGTCATATTTAGAGGGAAAGCAACACATGTCGCGGCTCAGGATCTATCCTACCAAGGAAAACACGATAGCGTCGGGCATTTACGCCCCATACAACAGCAGCCAGAACGCTGTCGCTGACCTCTGGTATGGCGGCGGCGTGAGCACCGGTAGTGATTTCCGCAACTCCATAAGCCGCCACCTCATGTACTTTGACCTGAGCGGGCTTTCAGCCAAGATAGCGGCATGCGAGGTCAATACTGCCCTGACGGTCACCTATAGACTGCGCATGAAGAACGCTGTTCCATCCGACAAGGTGTTGGATAAGGAGCAAGAGTTCCATCGGATGCAGAAGGCCATAGCCTCCTCCTTTGACCTGATCGCGTTCCCTGTGAACATGGCGTGGGATGAGGGTCGCGGATTCGATCTGCTCAAGGAGAAGAATCTGGTCAACCAATTGAGCAGTCCTCGACTATCAGGGTACTCCAACTGGGACCGCGCCACATCAGTTATTCCATGGACGGAATCGGGGGTATTCACTGACCCCACGGCCAGCACGACCTACCATGCCACACAGCACTTTGCCATTGGAGGGGAGGACATGGATATGGACGTTACGTCCATTGTCGAGGACTGGCTGAGCGGAGGCACCACCAACAATGGTATCGCCATCGCCTATAGGAGAGACTACGAACTTCTCAGTGGTGACACAAGGTACATCTCTACGTTCTTCACCAACAATACCAATTTCTCCCACAAGCCGTATCTGGAGGTCATCTTCGATGAGCAGAGGATAATGGACGACCGATTGCAGGTGAGCAACAACAGAAGGTGCAGGCTGTTCCTGTACACATTCAGTGGCCACTCTGCGGCCAACTACGCCTCAGCATCAACGGTAAGCATTCTGGACTCCACCAATACGGTGATCACGTCGGGACTTGTGCCGACACAGCTTGAGAAGGGCGTGTATTACGTTGATGTCTTCATGTCAGGCGCATCGCGTGGTCAGAAGTACAAGGATGTGTGGAACGGCGTGTCGTTCGACCCTCCCTACGACCAGCAGAACATAACCCAGACATTCTCAATACAGGACAATTACTACACCTCCAATCTGCCAGACCTGAATGAGTACGCGCTCGATGTGTACGGCCTGACCAATGGGGACACATACTCCAATGACGAGGTCATTCGTGTATACTGCGACATGAGGGTGAATTACAGCCTCAACGCCCCAGTGAAGAATTACAACCTCAAATACAGGGTCGTCATGAACCACCAAGAGGAGGTTATTCCATGGACCGCTGTGAATCAGGCTGTTATAGGCGGAAAGAAGACCAACTACTTTTTGCTCGACACCTCTTGGCTACTGCATAATCAGACCTACAATGTGGAGTTCAAGATAGAGGAGCTTGGTACCAGCAGGATAATGCCGGTGGCGCACACCTTCAAGGTGCTCAGGCCGTTTTAGTTAAGCCTGATGTGATTCGACAGGATGTCCTGTAGTTTGCCGCTGACGGTGTATTCCTCAAGCCTCTTCAAGAGCGGGCCCGGAACAGGTGGGTTCTGTGGCGTGTGAACGTGCGTTCTCATGAACTGCACCATCAGGTCAAGCAGTTTGACTAGCTCGTCTCCCAATACGGCTGGATGCAGGGTCAAGGCCGTCTCTCCGAAGTTCTGTAGATCAGGGTTTACCTCGAATCGCTGCGAGTCGCTTTTTCTGAACTTGCCTCTTGGAGAGTAGAGGTTGACGTTCGTGGACACCAGATTCGTCTGGCTGTACTCGATAGGGTTGGTGTTGAACTGGCCATCCGGCTTTACATCGAACTGCCTCATCTGAAGAAAGCTGGGGTGTTCCAGATTTGGGTCGAACGTGCCCTTCTTGAATGTGCCTGAGTTGATGTACACCTCTCGCGGCTTCAGCAGGACCATGGAGTCATCCCTGCCCATCAGAGCCACGTCGGACTTCTCCGGCCAGCTTCTGGAGGGACTTGGGCGGCTGCTTATGTTCTGGTTGACCCCGAAACGCGTGTAATCGAATATCTTGATGGCCTCCCTGTAGGATTGGTACTTGAGCTTGAGCTTCGAATTGATCAAGGGACCTATCCAATACCGTGGAGATGTGTTGATCTCAGGATTTTCCATAACGAGTATGACCATCTCACCTTCAAGGGGGGTGACGTGGAAGAATCCGGGTACCAACGGCACGGCGAACGGCAACTTGTCATCCGGAGTGTCCTTGTCTCGTCCGCCACGCATGTTACCGGCTTCATCCAAGCTCACTATCCTCGCGATGATGCGCCCTTGTTCAAGCGGGTCATCCGCACGGACCACGACGGCAGGGTACGTGGTACGCTTGACCTGTCCACCTTCCTGTGCGGTCCTGTTCTGCTGGATGTCGCCCATGAGCGACTTGGCCAAATCATCAAACCCGCCCATCGTATTCGCTTATTTTGTTCAACAGTTCGTTATAGATGGTCTCGGCATCCGATAGTCTGTCTTCGGTCTCGATGATGGCCAGACGTATCTTCTCCTTGTCCAACACGTCGGTAGCACGGTCCATGTCATCGCACATCTCCAGAATTGAATCCTTGAGACCAGAAATGACCACGACGGTCTGCTTTAGTTGGTCTATCAGTTCGGTCATCTTGCTACGCCTATCCCGGTGTGTGGTTTGAGCGTGGTATTGGTGGTGATGATGGGACCTCCGGCGTTGGCGCCCATTCCCTGTCCGATAATGCCGGGGTCGACAGCTATGTCGACACGCATGTCGTTCTGCAAGGCATCGACTATCTCCTCGCAGAAGAACTTGACGAACTGCTCCATCGAGTTGGGGAACCCATCACTGAGCGGCCCGTTCGGTATGCCAGCCTCGGGGAAGCGGCTGATGATGCGGGACGCCATCTGTTCTGCACTAAGTCCGGGACGCGCCTTGGCCAAAAGAAGTTGTGGCAGGGAGAGCTTGGGCACAGGTATTCTGTCCTCGTTCAGAAGGAACAGGAGGAAGTCGGCTATCTCCTCCGACTTGTTGTTGTCGTCATCAATGGGTATGAGCGCCATTATGTATCGGGATTTAGGAGGCTATTGAGTGAGGATAGCGCGGCGGCGTATTTCTCAGCTTTCTTCGCTGTTGCCTTGACATCTTCGAACACCTTGAACTTCTGTCGTATTTTCTCTGACTTCCTCTTTTGCTTCTCAAGAGCGATCTTTGCATAGTAGTTGGCCACCAGCTTCTTGAACTCTCTGATCAGGAAAGTCAGCATGATGGCCAGCAGCATCTTGAACATGCGGTTCGACAATTTGCGCGTGAAGGTCTTCTTCTCCTCGTTTTCGGGGTCGTTGAGAACATCGCAAGTGGAGTGAACGAGATCGTCCTGCGTGTAGTTGGAGCCCGCTGGTGTGGCATTTATGCCTGTCATGATGGGTCCTAGGAAAGGGGTCACCAGTGATGTCATGTGGCTGATCATCCGTTCAACCATTATCTCAAAGAAGCTCCGGCCGCCAGATTCTCGGTTCGCCTCGGAGTTGATCGTTTGGACTTGGTTGCCCACGTGTTGGACAACGAAATTCAAGCTCTGTGCTGGTGTGATCACCTGTCCGGGAACGGTGAACTGGCCTCCACCTTCGAAGATGATGGATGGGTCTTGTGGGAGCGCCACATGCACATCCTGACAACTGATGGTGAACATGACCTTGCCACGCTCAAGCTGTCTTGCCAAGGCCACGCGGTTGTACTCTAGGTCTTGTTCTTGAACGATGGGCTCATTGCTCATGGAGAAGGCGAACGCGCTGCAAATGGCCTCATCTATCAGACGCTGCCGTTGTACAGGGTCCGGATTCAGGTATTCAGCCGCTGGGCCGTCTTTCGGTCCGAAGAGCATGATGACTAGGTCTTTCGCGATCCGCTGCTTCACCACCGAGAGGAAGTTTGCTGGCAGCCCCATTTGGGAGCGCATGTACACGAGATTCTGCTCTTCGTACTGCTTTGTGAGGACCGGCGTCATGTCGGCCGTGGGTGTGTTCGTGTTGGGCAGGAGAGTGCCTTTTCTGGCCAGCGAGGCGGCCATGCCGCGCAGTACTTCCTTCTCCAAGAAATCCCCCGCCACATCGAACACCTTGTTCACGAACAGGAGGAACAACGGTTCCAACGTGAAGCCCATGGTGTTGATGATCTTCTTAAGGTAATCGTAGCTTGATACCTGCGCTGATTTGGGCACGCGCATCTTCTTCGCAGAGGTCAACGTGAGCAAGCTCTTCATGGAGCTTACCTTGGCGTTGAGTTCGCTCTGGGATTCGGTCAGCGGCGTTCCTACAGGCAGTTTCAGGGCCATCAGCTATCGGTCTTATCGTTCGGATTCTCGATCGGAGGCAGCTTCTTCCTGCGCTCGCCTAGGACGTTCAGGGCACGCATGGCGATCTCCTTCTTCTCATCATCGCTCAGCAGCCCCCCTACCACTCCGGCCGTGGAACCATCATTGTAGGCCAATTTCATGATATCCTTGACCATATCACCCAAGTAGTTCGATGACTTGCAGGCAGAGTCCAGATACATGATCGATGTCTTGCCTTTGAGCCAGAAATCGTCCTCGCCCATCTCTTCATTGGAGCGCTTGAACCTGTCAAGAGCAAGGTCTCTTTCCTCCATTTTGAATGAGGCGACCTTGCTCAGCATTTTCAGAACGGCGTCTTTGTTGACCTCTATCTGAGGGAAACCGTTCTTGTATTCATCGTTGTCTTCCATGCACTTTTCGTTTCAAGTAAATAGGAAAGCCACGAATTCAGGGGGTAAACAGGTATCCTTGCTTGATATCCTGAAAGTCCCCAACGGCGCGTTCCATGGCCTCTTCAACGAATGTCAGATGCAATCCGGTGCGCTCCCCGACGAAGACCCTGAAGTTGTCAGGGTTCTGCGCCAGCAGAAGAAGCAGGGCCGTATCATACATGTGGAAATAAGACAGCGTGTGGATGATGCTCCCCACTACGAAGTAGTCGTCGCTATCATTGTTGACGTGCATTTCTGCGCGCACTTCAAGGCTTTCAAGCAAAAAGAGATAGAAGCCGATGAGCTTCTCGTCTTCAATATCTTCACATTCATCGAAGAAGATGGACCTCAACAGGTATCGGAACGCCTTTTTCCTGTCATCGATGTTCATCTCTTGTCCTTGTTGTGGCATCCTTCTCTTATGCAAGAGATGGTTCCTTGAACAAATTGCTTCGCTCAAGAACTCCGGGGACGAAAGTCCCCGGAGGCGGTGCCACAGCCGCAATGTGGTTCTCATACCATCGCCGATAGATATTGATGGCCGAGTTCAGGTCCCGATCGATAACAAGACCATTCGACAAAAGGACTTCCCTATCAGAAAGCTCGACCTTTTGGTCGAACATCTTTCCGGTAAGGCAGTTGATCTGTGTCGTATTCCACTCATTGACACGTACGACATTCACGTTCCCAGCCAAAGCCTTGTATTGGAGCATCTCCATGAACATCGACAAGTTGCTCCGCCCGAATGAGCGAGACACCTTTCGGTTCTTGTTGTGTTGCTTCTCCATCAATTTCTTGACCTGAATGTCTCCGATCACAATGGTGTTGTGATCCATGCTCAATAGGTATTTGCTCTGGGCATGAAGAGCGTTCTTTATTTGTGCGTTCTTCTTGTTGAAGAACGATTGTTTGCGTTGTTGTAGGTGATGCCACCGGCGTGACCCATTGGTTTTTTTTGTCTGCTTTGCCTGTAGTTCGCTGATAATCCGGCAGTAGTAGGTGGATATCTTCTTGGCCTTGTTGGGCAGATAGATGACGCGTCCATCACTCGATACGGCAGTGGCCAGCTTTGAGAGGCCCATATCGACGGCCATGACCTTGTTGTGGATGGTGAATGTGGCGGGTTGGTCGGCGGCATCTTCAACGCAGATGTCGCAGAGCCATTTGCCTTTGCGCAGTTTTACACGAAGCTCTTTCACGTGCATCTCATGAACGGGGAGGTGGCTCTTGTAGGCGATTGGCAGCTTGTTGATAAAAACAAGTCCTCTTCTGAAAAACCATCCGCTCTGATTGAACACGAGCGTGTAGAATTGGTTCTCATCGATGTCCATTGGCTGAGGTGGCCGCGCCGTCTTGTCCTTCTTCAGAAGCTGCGAATAGGAGCGGAAGGCGAAGTCAACGGCCGATGTTATGCGTTGCCCCGCTTTAGCATCTAATCTTTGCCAAGATACATGTTTTTTCTTTTCGTGTGTCAACAACTTGTGCATGTCAAAGGCAGACCATGCAGGTTCGCCTACGACGATACGTGCATTCTGCGCCAGAACGAAGTGGTTCCATATCTCCTTGGATGCCACCGACAAGGCAATCAACTCGCGTTGCTGTTCTGGAGTCGGATTCAAGCGGAAGCCTTGGGTCTTCATATACTATATTCAACAGCGTTCTACTCTAAATATAGAGAAAACAAGAATTCAGAATTAAGTAGAAGATTTGTTGTAGAAATCCTTCTTCTTTTCCTTGTAGAGGTTGCGCAGTTTGGTGAGGCTCTTGCTCATATCCTCTTTGGAGAGTTTGGACCTGTCTGCGATGAAGTCCAAGATGTTCCCTTTGCTGTATCGATTGTCGTCAATGCTGGCGTCGAACCTCTGAGCACCAGATATGGCGTGCTTCGCGCTGTTGGTCTTTCTCAACTCTTCCAGTTCATCGGAGGTCAACTTCTGGTCACCATGGCCCTTGAACAGAACGAGAATGGAATCTAGGACCTTCTTGTCGTTGTCGTTCAACGCCTTGTTGTTCATGTTCTTCTCAAAGGCGATCACCATGTGATTGAACAGGTCCATCATCTCATCGGACTCGGCCGTATCACCTAGCTCGTAGTTCTCGCGTTCATCCACCTCCTCCATGTGGTCATCGTAGTTCAAGTTGATGGACTTGAGCATATCAAGGTCCTTCTTCTTGTTCTGCAAATAGTGTTTGGCGATGGTGCCGAAATACGAGAACGACTTCGTGTTCTGGTCTGGGTCGAACTTGTAGAACTTCTCGTATACATGAGACATGCAATCGTTGTGCAGTGTCTTCACGTCTATGTCGTAGCGGAACAGCTTGAAGCTGAATATGATGTTCTCTATCAATCGGTTCAGCGGGGTACGTATCTTCTTCCTGAAGATAAGCTCCTTCTTGTGCTGGGTCCTGTCCGAGCGGCTCTTCCGGATCTTGGATTCCAATTCGGCGACGTGGCCATCTTCAATAGAAGAGTCATACTTGTCAGACTCCCTCAGGGTCTTCAAATAGTTCGCCAGCTTGCTGCTGAGATGATCGAAGTCCATGGAAAGATACTCTTTGACGGCCGCTTCCGTCTCATCGTTCCAGTATATCTTCTGTTTCTTCTCTAGCTCAACTGTAAGTGCGAGTGTATTACCGGTTCTTATCTCAATTTGCAGGCTCATACTTTATCTCACTGTTATCCTCCTCCATGAAGTATGCGTCAGTAGCGTACTTGCCCCAGAACTGTGCTTCCTCGGCAGAAAGCCCTCCCTTGTCGGCCGGAAGGCTGAGCAGGGTGTGGGGTATCTTGCTTGAGCGTTGATCATAGCTCTGGAGTTCCACCACGCGCATCTCATATCCGATGCGCGGGATGTTCATCATCTTGTTGTCGTTGTAGGCAGACCGCAGGAAGAACTCGTAATAGTTGAACAGCTTGATGCTGTGCTTCATCGGGTATAGGAGTCCGTCCGCCTTCGTCTCATAGGCCGCAGAACCTTTGAGCATGTTATCGATCACGCATGTTGCTCCCAGCGGATGTGCGGCGAAGTTGAACTTGAGCAGAAGATTGTTGTCATACTTGCCGACCTCCTCGGCCATTCCATCTGCCCAGCATGATTCGTTCATGAACCCATGGAACGCACCGAAGTTCATGTGCTTGATCAATGGGAAGAACATGCTGATCTCGGGGTTCTCGTCGTGCCACGTCTCAACGAGTTCGAACCATCTCAAGGAATACACGTCTTCCGGCTCCGTAATGGACGCATACTTGTATCCGTGTTCAACAGCGGCTTGGAACACCTTGTTGAAGACGTCCGAGAAGTTCGATGCTTCGACCTTTTCGACCACATAGTTCAGGACATTGGTGGCGCTCTCGGTGACGATCTCCTCTTTTTCCGTCTCCGTGCCATCCTCGTTCTTGACCTTGATCTTGTTCTTGGTCCGCATCTGCACTGTCGGGTTCTTGGCTATAGCGTGCAGTTTCTCCACATCAGCATCGGACAGGTCCGAATGAAGAATGAGAAGGTTCACGGGCGAGTTCTGCATGGCAATGCTGAACAACGACTCGTTCAAGAAGCCTGCGTGTTCGATGTTCCTTACGAACATCCCCACGAGGATATCACTGTTTTTTAGATCTTTCAAGCTCATGTACTCTCTGTGTTTTGTATTCTTCAACAATCTCAATGATGCGGTTCTTCTCGCCTTCCACCGTGTACCTCTTGAGTACTTCTTCATAGGTAGACTGCGTGTCTTCCATGTCCATTTCTCCGCTCAACCATTTGTCGAGTGCTACGCCGATCATTTCGCTCATTTGGAAAACGTCGCCGTTGTTGCACCAGTATCCGTTGTTGTGCTCGATGTACTCCTTGCTGCCGAACGCCGCCCATCCGATGACGTGCGTGCCGCAGGCCATGGCTTCCAGAGGAAGCGTGCCGAACCCGGCCACGTCATCCGCGTAGAGAACGAACGCACAGGATTTGATGCGCTCAGCGAACTCCTCGCGGCTCAGATTCGATAGCTCAACGAACTTTACCCATCGGAAGTGCGGGCAGGTGTTGGCGAACATCTTCATCATGTTCACCAGCTTCATCTGACCGATCGAATCACGCGCGTTGACGTAACCGATGCATGGGTATTTCTCCGACTTCTTTGATGGTGGTCGGAATATCTCCCGGTTGATACCTTGATGGATACGCTTGATGTTCATGCCCGGCATTACCGTGTCGATGAACTCAGTGATGGCGTCGGACACGCTGATCACATCCTTGATGCCGAAGTTCTGCCATGTCTGGCCATACTGCATGCCGGACAAGATGTATAGCCAGCTTTGTGCGAGGACGATACGTTTGCATGACACCTGTGCGGTCTTCTCCATGATGTTGGGGAATCCCTCAGGGATGATGAACAGGTCCTGTGTGTCCACTTTCAGTGGATGTGTGCTCTGCGTCTCACCGTTGGTGAACAGGACCGACCCGTTCTCATCTCCAAGGGGAACGAAATCGATGTCGGCAATGCTGAAGTCCACCCACGTGGGGTGGAACTTATCGAAGATGTCCACGCGTTTCTTGGCCTTGTTGGAGGCGTCCATGCTGGCCTTCTGGTCGAACCGTGGCTCATACCAGATCTTCACTCGTGTGCCATTGTCCTTCAGGGACCGCGCCAAACGAAGCAAGACGCCGATGCCACCGCTTGGGGTGTTCATGGCCGGAGAATAGAAGTGTACAGTGAAGTCATTGCCCTTCACCTTCTCTATCACCGTATCAATAAAGTCGTTATGAGACTTCTCTTTTGGGGCCTCAACTTGTTGCTCGACAGCTTCCAAATTCTCTTCCATATTTACTGGCTTTGATTAAACATATCCCTGTTGCTGTTGAAAACAAACTAACATCAACAAAAAGAGGAGACTTTCGCCTCCTCTTTGTTTGAATGAAGTTCGATCACTTGTTCGTCGTGGTCGTCGTGTTGTCAACCACGTTAGTGGTTATGCTGGGTGCGCTGTTGTTTGTTGTGCTGGACTGCTGGCTCTTGGAGTCTATGTCCGACAGGTCCAGTTCCTCCTTGAGCATACCGGAACCATCAGACACGAACGACATGTAATCGTTCGTATCGAGTTCAACACCGCGCGTCTTGGAGAATGCCCTACGTGCGTGAATGTTGCCAAGAGCCACAGAAGCAGTGTACATACCAGAATTCGAATAACTTGCGTTGGCAATGTTGCCTGAGGCCACGCCGTAAGACTTCGCCTCAAGAACCGACTTTTCGTTGGCTCCAACGAACATCACGGACCAGTTCTTCTTGGCGTTGGCTTCATTCACCAAAGTCTTGAGCTTCTCGGCCGTGTACTCCTTGGAAGCGTTCTCTTCTCCATCGGTGAGAACCACGATGCAAGCCTCTGTGCTGTCTTTCTTTTCCTCAAGGATGGCTCCGTGCTTGATCTTCAGGTTTGCGATGGCCATACCCATTGCGTCGCGCAGAGCGGTCATGCCGCGTGGCACGTATGTGTGCTCGGTCAATGGCTGAACATCATCCACTGGCTTGTTGTCGATGACGGTCTCAATGATATCATCGAATATCACCAGAGAAACGATGTACTTCTGATCGGGGTATTCCTTCTGTAGGCGCTTCAGTGTGCCGATCTGCTCATTGTAGTTGTCGATGGTGGCCTTTTGGATGCCAGACATCGAACCGCTCCGGTCTAACACGAACACATAGTAGGTGGTGTCCTTCTTTGCAACAATGTCCTCTACCGTAGTTACTACTGTAGTTGTTGTTGTCGTCTTCTTGCTCATTTCTATACTTGGTTTGGTTATATCTATCACTTGAAAAGTTTATCGAGGATTCCGGACGACATGACCTCCTTGAGCCCACTATAGGTGTACTCGATATTGTCGTATTGGTTCCAGTCGCGCAGAATGCGGATGACGAACTTGTCGCTGGGAACAGCCTGAAGAGCACGTGCGCTGGCGTCAATGAGCACATCGCAGTAGTCCCACTTGTCCTCCTCGCGGTCCACGAATTGGATAGACCTTGACCGCGCATGATGCTTGGCTAGAAAGTTGAAGGTGGCCGGAATGGCCTGCTTCTGTGCAGTGGCGATCAACACGGTGTTGAAGAGGCCTTTTTGCTTGCCATACCCTTGAATGCGGTTGAACATCTCGGTGGCGCCATCGTACTCCTGCGCTCCGGCAAAGATCTGGAAGGGATAATCGTCATAGATGAACTTCTGTAGTGCCTGCTTGGGCGTAAGCACCATCTCATCGTCCTTACCGTCGACCGTCTTCATGAAGTCCATGCGCTGCTCATCGAACCGATAGTGGTTGAGCAGGTCTTCGCTGGTCACCGGTAACGATATGAGTTCCCGTTCCTTCTTGCCGATCATCTCCTCGATGAGCTTTTCCTCATCCTCCGTCCGGCTCTGAACAACGAAGTCTTTGTCGTCCATGCCGTTGACTATCGCATCGGTGTGCGATGGGATGCTGGCGTTCACCAACGAGTCGTTGTGGATGAACGTCTTTACGTAGGTCTTGTGGAATTGCGTGTTGAAATCCCTAATAACACCATCTATAGCTATTCCTAATGTTCTCATGATACAATCTAATGAATTAGGACGCTCTTTTCCAAATCACTCTGGAGGCCTCCCGTAGATGGTTTCGAAATCCGCATGTATCTGCGCAACCTTGTTGCCATGAATCGGGTCGAACACCCCTTTGCCCGAGTAGTGTATCATGTGCGAGGCGAACCTGTTGGGGAATCCGTTCCACTGCTCATAGAACATGCCCATGTGGTTGAAGGTGAATGGAAGCTCTTGTATTTTGTGGCCCAACTGGTGGATCCTGTAGGCCATATGCACATCATCAAAGCCGAACTCATTCCATACCTCGCCATTGATCTCTTGAAACACATCGGCGTGCTTTTTGGAGAATACGATGCAGCCACTGTTGATGTATCCTTCTCTCCATCCGACATCACCCCATCTTTTCTGGGAAGCAGCGATCATTTGGCGACGATGGTCCTGCCTGCTGCCTTTGTCCTCAAGCACCGTCCCTATGCAGTCCTCATCAACGACATCGAACACGCTTGGGGCGTTCTTGTTGATCATGATGTCGGCGTCCAAGTTGAGCACCCTATCATAAGTGTTCAGGAGGTTGGCGATTTCGAATATACGGTAGTGGAAATGCCCGTCTCCAACCGTATTCTCGTAGTTGTGACTGAGCAACTGGAAATCGGCGCCAACCTTCTTGGCGTACTCCATTATGAGCGGGAGCGTAACGTTGGTGTAACTTCCGATGTTCTTGTCGGCGCGGACAGTAATGAGTTTCTTCATTTTGCAAAGTAGTGTTCGTTCTTGGGAAATTCCTGATGGGAGAATCCCGCTCTCGCCATTCTCTCTATAAGCGCCTTGTTCTTTCCGTCAGTGTGCAACTCTACCGATATCTGTTTGATCCTTTGAAGGTAAGTATCATCAAGGTTTTGCAGAACATCATACTCAGCATCCTCGATGTCCATTTTCAGATAGTCAACGTGTTGAATGGAGTATTGGTCCATCAACAGGTCAAGTCGCGTCGTTTCCACTTCGTAATCCAACATGCCAACACCGGCACCTCTTTGGGACAGGAACGGCTTGTGATGCCCATATATGTTACCCCACTCAAAATATCCATCAGTGCCTTGTGCAGGATCGCCGAAGTACTCAGTATAAGTTATGCTGCTCTGATCGGTGCCCACCAGTGCCTTATGGATAAGCGTTATATTGCTGAAGTCGGCATTGCCGATGTGTACTATATTGGACTTGGAGCATTCTATGCAGAAGATATGGCAATTGTAGAATTTCCGCATCTTCTTTACGAATCCTCCACGACCAGCGCCTGCATCTATCATGACTGACCCATTGTTGATGAGATCCATGTCAATGACATGGTTCAGCCCTTCGTGTAATATGGTGATCATTTCTTCAGGAACGTGATTTGCAAATACCCACAATCTTGTACAAATTTATGCTCGCTTGTTAGTCTGGCCGCAGATGCAAGACCAGCAAGGTCATAGTAGCCGTGCCCGAATATGGAGGAGGTATCGCGCTTGGTCTCGTCGACCACTATCACCATACCTCCGTCGTTCAATAGGTCCTTGCACTTGACCAGAAGGTCCGGCATGAGAGTAATGAGCAAATAGAACGTGCCGAACAGCAAGAGAGTGTCGTACTTGTCCTCTGTTTGGAACTCGCCGAAACTGCTCCTGATATAGGTGATATTATCACGCCTGTACGCATCATGAGGGTCCCTGTAAGCGTCTATGGCAGTGACTTTTTCCACGTATTGTGACAGTTCACAAGCGAATCTTCCGTTGCCGCATCCGACATCCAAAAGGGTTTTTCTTGGACCCAACCGTTCCAGAACGGAGGGCAGGATCTCTTTGCGGAACGTATCCAGACTGTTCGGATGTCTGGTGTCCAGATCATCGTCGCCGTATCGCTGTATTCCAATGTCGCTCATTGGTGGTAAATAGGAAATTTTGACAGGTCAGGATAGTCGGGGTTCTCCTCAAGGTCCTCGTTGTTCTGCGGCATGGCGCTCATGAGCCATAGGCCTCTTGCGGCCTGTTCTGGGGACATATAGACGTTCCATCCGAGCATTGTGAACTCATCGTCCACCAGAGCGCATTCCGACCTTCCATCAAACCTCGCTTTCTTTAGCCATTTATAGGCCTGCTCATCATCGGTCAGGATTATGCCGCCGCGACCTATCTTGAGATGCTTCTTGTGGTGGAATGACAGACAATGAAGCGTGTCCTTGATGTACATGTCCTTGGTGAAGCGCTTAGCTCCATCAACGATGCCTACTGGGTCCAATGTGTACACGCCTTTCCAAGCGTAGTCCTTGAACTTCACCTTGGCTCCAGCGTGAATGATGGCACATGGAACGGAAGGATATGTCCTTGATGGCATTTCTATCTCCATTCCCTTCACGTTCCTGTACATCAGGGACAGGAATATGGCATTACTGCAACTGTCGACCGATACGGCGTACTTGCTTCCGGCATAGGAAGCCACCGTCTCCTCGAACTTACGCACTACGTCAAACGCAACCATTTCTATTGAGTTGAAGTCCTATAACATCATAGAACTCGCTTACCTTCATACCAGTCAATGACTGGAAGTACTGTCCGCCTCTTCCATCATAAGGAATAGGATGCTTCTTCGTGTTCAAGCTCACAGCGTGGTACACGAATGCTCTCTTTGAGTTGATGAACTTGAAGCCCTCGTGCAGTTTGTACAATCTGTAGGCGTACCAGTCATCCAAAGCTCGTCCCTGAGCATCCACCCACTTCATGTCCATGCCATCAGAATATCCGTTGATGGCCAAAAAATCCTCTGTCCTGCACAGGATGGGATGGTTGTACCTGACGTCCTCTTTGGTGGCATATTTGCCGCTTTGTACGTTACGGACGAACAATTCATGAGCCCCGCTGGAGAAAAAATCGATACTGTCATAGAGGTCCCAACCGTTCAAAATGGGCTCCACCAGACACGCCGAGGCAGAGGCGGGATAGTTAGCTTCTACATCGTCTATCAAAGCTGTGTCCCATCCATCGGAATACAACATGTCGGAGGACACCACCGAAACATAGCGATGACCCTGCTCCTTGATGTACGGAATGGCCAGATCAAGTCCGCTAACGTTGAGATTTTCTGGGTGATCAATGTGTTTCACTCCGAGCGCATCCAAATACGCGATGGACTCGGGGTCCGCCTCGTTCAGGATGACGATCAACTCCGAGTCCTTGCTGGAGGACGCCAAAAGGGACGGCACGCACACCCTGAGCAGTTCTGGCGCTTTCCAGCAAGGCAGTAGAATGGCATGTTTGCGGGAGGTTTTCTCCTTCCAGTAATCGATGACCTCCTGAATGATCTCATCGATACCCTTGGTGGGCCTCCATCCAAGACGCAGTTCAATCTTGTTGGAATTGGCTATCTTCTCAGGTGCCTCCTCGAACAATTTGCCGTGAAGGTCCTTGGGGTCCACATGGACAACGTTGGACGAGGAGTCGGTCAACTCCTTCACGCGCACAGCGAGGTCCTTGATGCTTTGTTCGTTGTTCTTGTTGCCGATGTTCCACTCCTGATTCCACTGAGCGGGAGGCGCAACGGAGGTCAGGTAAATACCATCGACCACGTCATTCACCCACGTGAAACTGCGTATCTGGTCACCACTGTAGTACACTGTGATGTCCTCTCCACGCAAGGCTTGCAGGACAAAGCGTGGAAGAACGAACCCGTTGTCAGGGGTCTGGTATCGGCCAGTGATGTTGAATGGGCGTATCAATTGGTACTTGAACTCGCTCTTGACCTTACCTGTGTTGGAAATAACGATCTCACCTAACATCTTGGCCACAGAGTATTCGCCGCGCACGGTGAAATCCCCGTGGGTGACCTTGTCATCATGCTCCTGCAAGTATGACTTCTCCTTTCTCCAGCCGTATATCTCACTTGTGGAGATGAAGATGACTGGACAATCGTTCTTGAGCGCGCCATCGACTACCCAGTACACATCCTTCAAGATGGTGTTGGCCATGTTCCCCGCATGCTTCAGAACGCCTACTGGACCGACAATGGAAGCATAGTGGAGAATGAGGTCGAACTTCGGAAGATCATCCCACTTCACATCCACTATGTCACTGATGATGACGTCAGCCCCGGAACATGCCGGGTGGCTCTTGCCGACTACGTTGGAGCTAAGATTGTCAATAACCGTGATGTCCCAGCCGTTGGAACGCCATTTTTCTATTGAATGAACACCAAGGAATCCAAGTCCACCAGTGATCAGAACGCGTTTTTTGTGCATATCATGACTGACGCTCTATTACAAAGGGTGTGGACTTGTCTATTATCTGCGCTGCCCAATTGATCCTACTGAATTTTTGTACTGTATTCCGACCGTGTTCGGCTATGCTCTTTCTTTCCTCATCATGCGCGAGATAGTACTCTATCTTTTCCCTTAATTCATCAGCATCAAGGAATATAGCGAAGTCCTTTCCCACTTCAAAATCTTGCTCCATGTTGGGCCATGGTTCAGTAAGCAAGAAGCCTCCGCTGGCAAGCACCTTGTACACTCGATCGGAACAGCCCCCTTCGGTGAAGTTCAGATTGATCTTCGTGGAACACACAGCGCGTGAGTGGTCCTCGCCATATGCGTTATGGACCACAGGAAAGCCTATCTTTTGATGGTAATCCGCGCGCTTCTGGGAGCGCAGGTTGCCTATGAATGAAATGTCCTTGACGGGCCAGTCGGTCTCTATGGGGAAGTTCTGCAAGTGGTCATATCCCTCTTGCAGGAAGTGTGAGTTGACATTGATGCGCAGTGAGTGTTGATAAGGGTCCCATAGTCCACAGAACACCACATCGCTGTGTTTCACGCGTTGCTCTATGTCATAGCTGTAGTTGCTCATGGGGTCCATGTACCAATAGGACACGACCGACCCCATGTCCTTTATGGCGCTCCATGCCCTAAGCTCTATCTCGTGACACTTGGAGAACAGCACGATGTCGGGCTTCTCTTCTCGTACGATATCAAGCAGCTTGTCGCAAGTTGCTGGCCACCCTATATGCGGCGCAAAGTCCCTGAGAGGGAAGCGTATCACTTCATGTCCCAATTGCTCGAAGCCACCGGCTTGGGCATAATTCGTTGATGCCTTGGTGAATACGGCTGAAAATAGAACCTTCATTCGAATGCGTATACTATGCTTGTTTCAAGATAATCTGCTCTTGAGTTTATCCATTTGGCATCGAACTGCCCGCCGATGTATGAGAGATACGCTGTCACGGCCGGGAAGTTCCTCTTCTGATAGTCGTGCCATATGATGAGGCCTCCTTCCCTGAGCATTTTCACGGCATTCTCCGTGTCGGCGCTGATCTCGCTCCATTCGTGCCCTCCGTCGATCAACACCGCATCGAACGTGCCCAGCATGTCTTCGCTTGGAACATAGTCCTTGGAGTCCACAAGCACCTCTGTGATACGATCGTAAACACCCATGGACTTCCATCTATCATGCGACACGGCGCTGTTGGATGTCTCATAGGTCTTCAGAGGAGTGGGCAGGTCCAGAGTCCAGATGTGGGCCTCGGGATTGGACGCTGCCAATTGTAACGTGGTCATACCATCACATCTGCCGAACTCGAAGATCCTCTTGGGCTTCATGCATTGCACCATTCTCGATACGATGCTCAGTTCAAGCATCGACATCTGACCATACGATTGGGGCATGTCATGCAACAAGCTTACAGAGCGTTGCGCGAATCCATCAAAATCAACGTTGAGTTGGCTATAGCTTACTTCCTCAGGTTTGGTCAGGTGCATCATCAATATACGGGTGCTTCAAAAATTCATCGATAGAATCAACTATGCTCTCCACTGGCGGGTCCCATCCAGAGAACAGGCTCATATCATCACTCGCTACAAGAATGCATTTCGTGTCGAATGGATTCCACCACTTCTCATATCTCAAGCGATTGATCCCGGATGTCCACACAAGATGCGGGGCGCCGCAGAGCGATGCCAAATGCATTGGTCCGCTGCTGGGGCCCACAACGAGTCTTGAGTTGCACATGTGAGATACGAGCATTGACAAGGGTATGTTCCGCAAGTCGATCGTGTTGTCGAATTCCGGGACATCCTTGTTACCAATGATAGCGACGGAGTATCGTAAACTCAATGAGGCTATACATTCCTCCCACTTCTCTTTGCTCCAGTTGCGGTGCGTGTCCTGAGGTTTGTTGCGGGGATGCAGGAGGATGTCTATCTTCTCTGTCGGGAGCGACGCAGTGTACTTGTGGAAGACCTGTTTCTCGAAGAGTCCGTAGGGGTCATAGGCGTTGTGGCCGTCGTACTTGGCTCCTATGTTGAACTGGCCAGAGAAGTAGACATCGGCTTTGATAGAGTTGATCAACTCATCTGGCGATGCCTTCATGTTGTTGCACATGTGCAGAGAGGTATGGTTGCCTTGCGGGTCAAACTCATAGAATTTCGTTGCAAAGTCAGCATACAACACATCGTGTCCGGGGCGGGATATCACGTGCGTCTCCTTGTAAGACTGTGATAGATACCGCAGATAGGCTTGCCAACCGAACAGTTCCCAACCGAACTCGCCTACCCATGGACCGGCGAGCAGTATCTTGTCTTTCTTGTCCTCCATATTCAGTTCATAGTGGCATGCTTCAGGATGCCGAGTTCTGTTAGTTTGCGGTCGACCAAGCTTTCCAGTAGATGGAACTTGCTGCCTTCTTTGGGCTTCTTGTGACGCCAAGAGGTATTGTGCCAATGCCAAGCGAACGCCTCCACAAAGAGATGGGTGTCGTCCTTGATGGGCGCATCGAACCATGTCGCTTGTATCTCATTGGCCTTGCCCTTGTACTTCACGTTGATACACCACTCGGTGTTGAAGAAAGTGCTTGGTAGCACCGGGAACGGCTTCTCACGGTACATGCGGGCGAACATGTCCTTGCCCCAGCACGTTGTGCCGCCTTGTGCGGGGCTCTCGGTTATCGCATGCAGCAAACGTGTGCTGAACTCGCTCTGCTTGTGGCAACTGAGCACCGTAGCACACGCACCCTCCTTTCGGAAGTCCGTCTCGCTACCCCACATGTACATGTACTCCTGATCGAGCAACGGGCGAAAATCGCGCAAAAGCACGATGTCCATGTCTATGAACACTCCGCCGTATTTGTGGCATACAAGGATGCGCATGAGATCGCTCTGGAGGTAATGCTTTTCATCCTTGGCGTTCAATAGCTGCCTTCCTTCCATGAGGGTCCCAACAGCTTCCTCATGAGGTCGATAGGCGCGTAGCTCTATCAGGTCCTTGAAGGGGGCTACGAACTTGTTGTTCGACAGGTCCATGTCGCTCCACAATATGAGCTTTGTAGCCTTCAAGTCCTGCGTGGCCAGATACGACTTGATGCACAAGGCCTCTTTGGGGCTCTTCATGTCGGAATAGACATGGAAGTTCACGACATCATCTGGAAGCGGATACTCATTGGCATTGATACCGCGCAAGAACTCTAAGCATGCTTCGTAGTCATGATAGAGCGTAGGATGTGTGGAATAGTCGATGTCTATCATATGAAGTGTGACATGATTGATTTGGCTGCACCTTGGAAATGCAAACTGTGGAACTTTATGTCTTCTTCGCGGTCGAGATTCAGACAAAATGGTATGCCGTTTACCATCCGTACGCTCTTGATTGATAATGTACCATAAGGGCTTGCAACCTCGCGCATCTCGTATTCATCCTTCAAGGAGTTCTCCGATGAATTGATGTTGTGGTCGAACGTGGTGTTGTCGATGACCGAGCACAGTGGGGTCACCTCATGCTTCCGTGAAAACAGGTACAGGAGCGTCATGTCGCATACCCCTCCCGGAGCACCGCTGGTGAGATGGTGCTTATACTTGCTCTTCAGTTCAAAGAACGTTTCCGTCTTGTTCTCGTATGTCTTCATGATGAATCTCCACAGGTCACACAATACGTCATAGGTGAACATGGATACATGAGCACTTGCGCTCCACCTGAATTCCGGCTGCTCTATGGGGGTCGAGTAGGCCGCCCCGGTCTCTGGCATGGAGTTCACGTTCACGTATAGCAACACGTCAGAGTCACAATAGAATACACGGTCATACCTGTTCACCTCCATCAACTTCTTCATGATGCCCCAACGCAGGAAGCACTTCAGTTCGAAGTCGATGGGGTTCTTGCTCAGATGATGGTACACCTTGATGAACGGCTGAACCTCTTGCTGAAGGTCTTCCATGGCCACCACGGTGACCCCATCCATTTCGACCTCTTGGTCGGTCACAAGCACAACGTCCTGATTGAACTTTTTGGCCTGCCTGATGGCCATACGCAGGTATTCCGGAACGGCTCCGTAGTGAATGAAAACAACTGGTGTCATAGCATCAATTCTATTGAACGTTCGAACCGCTCTGGAGAGAAATACTCCTCATAGGTCTCCGTCATGCGCGTACGCATGGCGCGTATCTTGTCTTTGGTGAAGCTCTGCGTGAGCGACTGGCCTATCTTGGAAATGCGATTGCTCGGCACTGATATGGATATCTGCGACCAGTCGACCTTCGTGTGCAGAGGCGGCTTGTAACCATCGGCGATGATGATGGGAATGGCACCCATGGCCATTGATTCGAAGAGGCGGACACTGGAGATGCCGGTGCCTCTTGGGCACATGGAGAACTCAGAGTCCCCCAACATCTCAATGTAGCGCGCACGATGAGCCTCTTTATCGACGATTGTGGGATCGAGCCCCCAGAGGTGGCCTGAATCGAAGCAGTTCTTGGGATACAGGATGGTGAGGCCGCGACGTATCTCATGGGTCTGAACGGACCCCATGAAGGAGAACAGCATGCTGCGCTCCTCCTTCATCTTGGATTTGTCCACACAGACCGGAAAGTGGGGTATGGAGATGTAGCCGCTGCCGATGGTGGCATGCGGGGTCGCCACTATCGAATCCTTGTCGAACTTGAGCCGCTCGGTCAGGATGTGCTGGCACACGAACAGCTTCTTGCCTTCTACGTGGACCTTCTCTATCTCTGCTTGAGTTCCCGGCACCCCGAGCGTGTTGATCATGTGGGTCAACGGAAGAGCGCATAGGGTGTACTCGTCGCTCAGGACATTGGACTCCAGCAGGCGATGGAACATCGTCTCCTCGGTGGGTATGTTGGGGTCGAGCGCGAACTCGCTTGCGTAATACTTCATGACTTCAATTGGAATGTGAATTCTGTCCCCTGCGAGTTCTTGTCGAGTATTTCGTAACCACTGGATATCAGCTTCTTTATGCAACGATTGGTGTCGTTGATGCTGATGCCGTTGATGCAGAAGTGATGGAACTCCACACAGAGTTGCCGCACACCGATGCACTCATCGAGCACATCGTATTCTGCGCCCTCGATGTCCAT